GTAATCTTCTGATAACACCAGGAGTTACTACCATATTGATATCAAATTCGTCTGCGTTTGATAAAGCTGATATGTGTTTACCATATGCTACTGAACCAGATGATGTTGAATTTGTTAAATCAAAACCTTGTGAGTTACCTTCTAATATATCTGCTCCTTTGTAGATTGGAGTTGCTGGACTCATACCATCAAAACCTTCTTGGAATGCTACAACGAATTGTGCAGATGTTGAACCTACTGCTAAAGCCGTTCCGTTAGTTGCTGCACTATCTAATCCAAATACTAAATTTGAACCTACACCTGCTCCTGTTGGAATTGGTTTTAAGTAGATTGAGTTATCAGTATTACCATCCAAATCAATACCACCATATACAGTTGTAGAAGAACTTACGAAAGTTACTGCTGGAACTAATGCTCCAACCGCAGATGATGCTGATATAGGTAATTTATATGCAGAGTGACCAAATGGTACTGCTTGAACAGGTGCATTTGCATTTAAGTTTGCTATTCTAACATATTTAGAATTGTTTACCCAATCACCACTTTCAGTTATTTTACCATCACCATCAATTTCTCTTTTTCTATCACCAATTACTCTTGCGATATAGTTAGGAGAATTAGGGTCTAAATTTACATTAGAGAATGTTTCTAATACTACTTTTTTCTTATTTGTATCAGTAAAGTCTCTTACAACTAATGTAAATGTACCATAATCAGTACCATTTACAGAACCAGCTGCTTTGATATTTGTAATACCTATTTTAATTTTTGTATTTGCTCTGTTTCCTGCTCCTAATGTTTCAATTTGGAAAAGGTCGTATCTTTCACCACTAATAGTTTGTGATTTAATCATTGGTGTCAATGCTTCTTGTGCATCAAATGTGAACAACTGATTTCCTAATACACTTGCCGTAGTTGATGTGTTTGTATTAAAGCCCATAGATGTATTCTTAAAGAATCCATATACATAAGGTTTTTTAGAACCAATTGCAGATGTACCAAATACTGCTTCAATATCATTTGTATCAGATGAGTCCAAAGATGCTGATAATAATCCTGCATTTGAACCTGAAAGTAAAAAATCACCATTAATAGATGGACCTGAAACTATCGTTCCTGCAAAACCTGCGTTTGCTGCAGTTGATGTATTAAATAAAATACCCAATGATGCCGATACTGCACCGGAGGTTGCTGTTAATAGTATAGGAGCTGTTTCGGTATATCCGTCTACACCTGCTACTCTACAAATAGTTGCAGTTCCTGCTTCTCTTAAATATGATTGTACTGCTAAAGGAGTATAGTATGTGTCATCAACTACTCCAAAAAGAGTTTCAAATTCAGCTTGTGAATTTACAATTGTTGGAACTAATGGGCCTTCTTTGAAAGGGCCAATGAATGCTGCTCCGATGTCAGCTACACCTTGTTGTAAGAATGAAAGGTCGTTTTCTTTGGTAAAAACACCTGGTGATACAATTTTTTCTGCCATTTTATATGCTTTAATTTAAATTTATTAATTCTCCTTATAAATATAAAAATTTATGTCAAAACAATAATTTTTATTTATAGGTTGGTGAGAAATAATTATACGTTTCTGTTACTTTTGTCGAATTTTGTAATGAGTTATAAAATAATACTGGTCCGATTTGTCCATTCCAAAATGTTGTTCTTGCACTATTACAACCAATTGTTAAAAAGTTAGTAGATGATGGTGCCGTAAATGCGGATGAACTAAATGTTCCAATTGATGTACCATCTACATAAATAGTACATGTTCCACTTGGTTGAAATGTTGCTGATATCATATACCACACATTTGATGATAATGAAGTCGTTAATTGTGCACTATTTCCCAATGTACTACCATAGAATTTTACTCTATTTAAAGTAGAACTATCTGATGATTCGATTGCTAAACCATAAAAACCAGCGTAGTCAAAAATGTGTCTTGTAGTTGTACCCAATGTTGTTGTAGGTCTAATCCACATATGAATTGTACCGGTATTAGTATTAAATTGAGATAAACCACCATTAATATTTGTGGTAGTATCTTTATACCAGAATTGAGTTGTACCATTTCCTGTCCAATATTTTTCTTTTCTACTTGCTCCTGCATTATATGATGGGTTACCACCTGTAATTCCAGCTGCATTTGTTACACCTGCAGGTCTAACACCTGTATTATATCCTGTCAAATCCAACCAATCCGTTGTATCCGTTCCATTTGTAGAAGATGCTTTGGATGGGTCTAAATACATTCTTAATCCAGAAGATGGAATATAAGGTTGTGTAGTTGTACCTTTGTTATGTGATACAAAATTGTTTGCTAAAAACACATCGGCATTTTCTACGTTGATTGTTACAATTTCAACATCTGCGGTTATTATTTCTATATTAGTTATTTCTACCTCATCACCTATACCATTTACTAATTTATCTCCAGGTAGTAAATTTTCTACATTTTTGAAATGATATTTCTTTATTTCATTGTCATAAACATATAGTGGGTGAGTACCAGTTGCGTTAATTAAACCATCATTTATTGAATAATATCCTTCCGCAAAATTAAATGTTATATCATTAACAGTTACATTCAAATTATCACCCAATAATCTTGTTTGTAAATAAAATCTCCAATCAATTTGGTCACTATCTAATGGTTGTGATTCATCCGGTAAACCATCAGGTTGCCATGCTTTTATTGAATCACCCACATTTAAATCTTCAATATTTATTTCGGTTCCGTTTGCTAAAATTACTTTTGTACCAAATAATAAACAGAAATCGGGTTGGTTAATTGTATTATACACATCAACTGCGTATAATGTTTTTGTAGATGCAACGTTGTATCCAGTTGCATTTAAATTATATCCATCCGCATATGTCATTGATAAAACGGATTGAGCTTCCGAATAATTTGATGCGTTTATTGCTGCTGGTGTAATTGGAAACGATGGTGATGCACCCAATGTTGGAGTACCTACCGAAAAGTTTGCGTTATCAAATGTTACCGAATAGTTTGCTGACACATTACCAACTCTAGCACCATGTAAAGAACCCTGTGTTCCAAACGAAAATGTTGCAGATTCTTCTGTACTTTCTACGATATATGTAAATGTTGGTAAATTTCTAGTTACAGAGTCAACTGCAAATGAAGTAAATGCAGCTTGTGTACCTGCTGAACCATTCATAGCATTTAATGAAACTGCCTGTGAGGTTCTTGCTGAACCCTGTGTTGCTCTAAATAAGTTTCCTAATGATAAATTTGTCCTTGGCATATTTTATGTATTATTCTCCGTTATAAATATCTAAAAGTTTTTCTTTCCATACATCTTTATTAGAAAAGTGTTGAATCATCCAATTTTTAAGTTTTTCAAATTCTGCTTTACGGGTTTCGTAATCGTCTTTACAAATCGTTTCGTAGGTCTGCTTAAATGTTTTCTCGTCAGACGCTTTGTATTTATAATCAAGTGGAACATGCCATTTTTCATGTAATATTGGAAGTTTCCCCCAATCCACTGCTTCAAATATTCCGTATCCGAATGGTTCAAATTCAAAGCAAGAATGAGATATTCCCCAATCAAGTTCGTAGAACCTTTCCTTATATTTGTAATCAAACTTGTAAACTTTTGCTTTTTCAAATTTGTATCCATATTTTTTCTTATAATATTTGTTAAATGTTTCTGAATTAGTAGAAATAAATCCACCCAATCCATCCATATATTCAACATTTTTTCTACCTTCAACTCTTGCAGCATATCCTAATGTTGTTGAGTTTGAAAGTTCTTTGTTTTGTTTAAATTGATAATTGTTTGGAATATGATGTAAATTTTCCGTTTCATATGGAAAATGATACAATCCTACCCAAACTTTATTTTTAATTTTATTTATTAATTCATTTTCGTATTCCCAATTTCCATACCAATGTAGATATTCATCCTTATCTTGTTGAGCCATTAAAGACACTTTGGTTAAATTGTGAAAAATTATTGAATCAATCTTTTCCAGGTTTTGATGAATAGCTCTGGTTGGAGTATAATGGCCATGTAATATATGTATACGTCTTGCACCATCTAATATTTCAATAATTTTATCTTCGGATGTTTCCCAAATATGGTCAATGTCAATTGGAAATTCTTCGTAATTCGTTGGTTTTTTTCTATGGAAAAGTAGAAGTGGCTTCACTTCTAATTGAGGTGCCACTTCTTTTATCCATTCGGTTACCCATATATCTGCACCACTGTTGAACCAGGGGCCTCCAGCGGTGGTGTAATAAACATCATACATTAACTATAAACCTTTTACTTTCTTTAGATTTTCAATTTCTAAAGTTAAATTGTGTATTTGTGTTTGTTGTTCTTTAATTGCTTCTACCATTAGACCCATCATTTTTGAGTAATCCAATGCTAAGAAACCATCTTCTCTTTCCTTTATAACTTCAGGTAAAACTTCCTGAACTTCTTGAGCTATTAAACCTGTTTTTGGAGTTGATTTTGTTACTTCGTGTACGTCATCGTTCCATTCCCAAGTTACACCATTCAATTTAGATACTTTTAATAAAGCATCTGTGATTGGTTGAATATTATTTTTATGTCTCTTATCCGAAGTGTAATATGCAGTGATATCACCAGTTGCGTTTATACTTCCGTTAATTGTTAAGTTACCAAATGTTGGAGTTGCGTTTGTTGCCACCGATTGACCGATTGCAATTGTTGGAGTTGCATTTTCACCACTATTGTTAGAAAGAGTTACACCCGTTCCTGCTACTAAACTTGCAACATAGTCACCAGTTGTTTGAGTTGCCAATGCAATGTTTCCAGATGCAGAACCTAAACTAATTTGTGAAGAACCTGTTACAACCGTTCCAATTGCAGTTCTAATTTGTTCTGCAGTTATTGTTCCACCCAATGAAGTAGAAGTTCCTGCAATTGTAATTGCGTTGTTTGTTAAACCAATCGTTGGAGTTGCTCCTTCACCACTATTATTAGAAAGTGTGATGTTAGTTCCAGCTACTAAACTTGCTACATAATCACCGGTTGTATCAGTTCCTAATGCTACTGAATTTGCCGCTATTGTAGTTGCAAATGAAACGTTTGCTAAATTAGTAATAGTTCCCGTACCAGTCACATCGCCTGTTAAAGTGATTGAGATATCAGTTCCTTCTAAATTACTTAATCTAGTTAATGCTGAACCACTAAATGTTTCCAAATTAGATGTTTCAACTTCTAATGCTGATAATCTTGTTAATGCAGATGAACTAAATGATTCTAAATTAGCCGTTTCAATCAATAAACTTGCAGTTGCAGAGTTTAAATTAGTAATTGAGGTGGCCTGTGTACCATTTGTAGATAATGCGGTAGATGCTGATGCTTCTAATGCAGTTAATCTAGTATTTTGAGTTGTATT